CATATTTAAATGCTCCAGTCTTATTTGACTTAATGAGTGTTAAAGACGTTGAGGCGCGGTATGTGTCTACCTCAGTAATACCAAAAGTATTTCAAGCTTTGAGACCTTTGGCTACTGAGGATGAACGACCTTACGGACAGTTAATAACCAAACCACTAGTTACACATGAAGCATTATTACCAGGAAAAACTTATAATAATGATGTAGCAACAATAAATGGTAGAGTGGTAAAGGTGAAGAATGTTCGAAATCCACAGAAAGACTTCTACATTTGGGCTGAAGAGTTTATAAAATTCTTAGTTCCGGATGATAGGGTCGGAAAGGGAGTACCTATTTCGGTAGGGGAGGTTATTCACAGACAAAATCGGGCAATGCAGCGAGCAAGAAGCGAGAGAGCATCCGCTACAATGGGTGTATTACCGCATAACACACTTAAGTCATTCATAAAGGGGGAAGCCTATTCTGGAACCAATGACCCGCGGAACATAACAACTTGTTCTGCAGATTTAACAATTCAAATGTCACGGTTTACTCTAGCAGAGAAAGAGGATATATTGAAACATTTACCATGGTTTGGACCTTGTAAAACACCTGAGGAGGTTTGTAAGCAACTACAACAGATAGTAGAAACTGAAGAGGTGTTGATGACTGATTATTCACGATTCGACGGCTCAGTATCAGAATTTCTACAGAATCAGGTAGTACGAGCAAGCTCAATGAGGTGGATTAACAAAGCGGAAAAATTACCATTGGAACATTTGTATTCTCAAGTATTTGTTAGAAAAGCTGTTACTAATACTGGTTACAGATATGATCCTGGTTGGGGAACTAGGAGCGGAAGTCCAATAACATCTGACGGCAACACCAAAATCAATGCATATGTACTTTATTGTGCTATGAGGAGATTAGGTGAAAGTCCCCGGAAGGCGTGGGATCTACTTTGCATCGGTAGCATAGAATGTGGAGATGATGGAGTAGCTCGAAACTTACCAGGTTTGGACTCTTGTCTTGAAAAAGTTTGTATCGAATTAGGTCTGAAGTTGAAAGCAGCAGTTGTACCAGCAACTCATCCTGTTTCATATTGTGGAAGAATATTTCCCTGCTTACGTTTGAGCAATGGCTCATTCCAAGATGTCGTGAGAACATTACCAAAAATACATATTAGTGTTAATGGTGCTATTACTCGCGAGCAAGCAGC